CGTGGCCACCGCACATTCGGTCCCGGCCGCCCAGCAAGTGGCCTAATCTATCGGAGCGAAGGAGCCTGCGCCGTCACGACTTTTCCAGCAGCTCCCGGACGCGACCCCCACAGCGCGCCGCTGTGGCAACGGGCGGGCTGTGGGACGGTGCGAAATGACTATGGAAACGCGCCTTATCCGTCCCGAGACGCTGCGGGCGACCGCAGCCCGCCTGGCGGACCAAGACCCATCGCTTGGCCTGCCCGGGGAGTACCTCGAATGCGCGGCGCGCCTGCTCTCCGCTGCAGCCGGAATGTCACCCATGTCCATCCGCGAGCGATTCGACGAGATCGCGTGTGCCACGAATGGCGACCCAGCCGTGAAGCCGATGCGTCACGTCCGCGAAGTAGACGTGGCGAAGGCATGGCTCCTGTCGCCAGCAACGTTCTCCGCCCTAACGCCAGCGCAGCAGCGGCGAGCAGTGGCAGCCCGTCTAGTCACTGAAACATCACTCTGGGATCGCGTCAGGCGATCCTGGCCGTTGGAGGTTCACCCGTGTTGAAAGGATCACATCACACGCCGGAAGCGCGGCAAAAGATGGTCGTCGCCAACCTGGCGCGAAGCGAGCAGCATCGGGCGTTCGCTCTCTCGCAATGGGCCAATCCCCAAACGCGCGCCGCCATGTGCGCCTCGATGCGTCGAGACGACGCCTGTCACCGAGGACACCCTCGAACTCCCGAAAACGTGGGCGTCGAGAAGAACGGCGACCGATATTGCAGGCCTTGTAAACGCCTCAAAGAGAACCGGTGGCGTCGCGCCCGTTACGCCGAAAGAAAGGCTATTCGTGCGGGAGGCATGTAAATTCTTGTAAGGTCCCACGCACAAATGCTGCCGGATTATGACGGATTAGACACCCAGCCCAACCTAACCCAATCACAGAGATGGAGTCTTGTTGACAAACACAACCACAACCACCCGAAGAACAGTCCAAGATATCGAAGCGGATATCGCCGCTAATGAAACCGAGAAGAATCAGCTGGGTATGACCGGCCCGGCTCTGCAAGAGGAGCTTGAGAACGCCAGGACCGACGCTCGGAATGCCGAGCAGATCGCGGTCCTCGCTGGCTGGCGGGACCTCCAGGCCGTCGAGGCCTCGCGTGCACGCCTGGTCGTAGAGCAAATTCAGTACTTGCTCGGAGAGGCTGAGAGCGAGATATCCCGGCTGACGGCGACCGGCGACTCGCTGAACGACAGGGTCCTCGCCGGGAACGCACTAGTCGTCGCGGCCATCACGGCGGGTGACGCGGCTGCCGCCGAGAGAAACCAGGCGGCTATCAACGACGCTGGACAAGCATTGGCGCGCACTGCCTCGATGCTGGCCACGGCTCAGGCAAACAGAGATGCTGCCGAGGCGCAGCTTCCTGCTGCCGCCTCCGAACTCGCGGTCGCCGAGGGTTACGTGAGCCAGGCCGAAGACGAGTGCACGAGGATAGAGGCGCTGTCGGGCACTGGCGTGCCCTGGGATGCTCCAGCCCCGGCCGCGCCGCGCGAGTGGCCGTCCGGTCTTGGCCTCGGGGGCGAGATGATCCTCCGGCAGATCTTGGAAGACAACATGCGGTATCTCACGACGCCGCTCGTCCGGAAGGTCGGTGAGGAGATACGACCTCGCGATCCCAAACCAAAATCCTGGAGCGTCAAGAACCTGAACAAGAAGCCGCGCACGGCGCGCTGATCAAACTCAGACACAAGTTCGAAGGGATCTTTATGCCGGATACCGCAACCGGAATTGCCGCCAGCGGCCAGCCACAACTCTCCGTTTCTCGGGAGGGCATGGCCGTCGTGGACGGCTCCTCCGTACGCATCATTCTTGGGAAGTTGCCGAACGGCGACTACGGAATCTGGATTGCCGACGCCAGCGGCAACGTTCTCATTGACGGATCGCACATCATCCTCACGCAGGCTAGTGGGCAGATTCCCATAGGTGTCACCTTCGGCCTACCCGAAACCGAAGTGACCGCCAATGGTATCGAGGTCACCGATGGCACACGTATGCGTGCCACCCTCGGGAACCTTGGCACCGACTACGGCATCAAGATCGTGGACGCCAGCGGGAATGCGCTCATTGATGGCTCGAAGATCCAGTTGGCGCAATCAACAGGCACCGTGCCCTCTGGCGTGGTCCTCGGCAACTCGTCCACGACGATAACTGCCAACGGCGTCCAGGTCAGCGATGGGACGCGGGCGCGTGCCACCCTCGGCCACATTGGCACCGACTACGGCATCAAGATTGTGGACGCGAGTGGCAACGTCCTGATCGACGGAGCCAAGATCATCCTGAACCAGTCCACAGGCACCGTGCCCTCTGGCGTGGTGCTGGGCCATACCAGCACGACGGTATCAGCCTCCGGTATCCAGGTTAGTGACGGCACCCTCGTCCGGGCGATCCTGGGCCTGCTGCCGGATGCGTCCTACGGCATCGGGCTCTATGACGCCTACGGCGGGACACTGCTGGAGCCTCAGGGGTTCGGATCTTCGTGGGCGGCGCTCGTCCAGAGCGGCATCCTCAACAACATGTTCGTCCAGGCGACACCTGGCGCGCTGACTTTGGGCACGAGCCGCACCGACGCCACCGGCGAAACGGCGGCACTGCCGTTCTGGACGGTCTGGAAGACAACGGGCTCGGGGACAGCCACCGTCGTGGCAGACGCTACATGGCCTGGAGGAAACTACGTCAAGTTTGCCTTCTCGGCTGTTGGTACCGCTACGACGAACAACGTGGCTATCACGAGCGATCTGTTCCCAGTGCAAGCGTTGGACCAGTGGAATACGAATAACATCCACGCGTCCAACGTGCCCGGAGGCGTTACCCTTAACGGTATCGTGGCGATCCTCTGGTACACGGCGTCCGGGGTCTATATCTCTACGTCCTCGGATGTCCCTTCAGGTGGGAGCGACGCCAAGGCTAACTTTGGAGGCAGCCCGTTTATCGCCCCCGTCAACGCACGCTACGCTCGGGTCGAATTCAACGCGTGGGAGACGGTACTACATAACGCCCTGACATCTTTCTCACTCGGCTCGGTCGGGCTCATTCATACCGGCAACGGCAACGTCGGCACGGTTTATGACATCACTGCTGGTGGCTCCATCGCATCCGGCGGGGCCGCGGTACCGACAACTAATGACATCGTCTCAGGAAACGAGTTCGTTGACGGTGGCGGCGCGGGGGGGGCTACGGGCGGCGTTTACATTCAGGATACGACTGGAGCGGCCGGACATGGACTTCAGTTTGGTCCTTACGCGTTACCGGACATCTCCGTCTATCGCAGCGCGCCGGGTGTCCTCACGCTATCAGGTGGGACGACCTACACAGGCACGATCTACCCGACGCAGATCGTCGCCAACACCGATAACTACAACCCCACCGGGCTCGCGGGGTGTCACGCCATCATCGTCAACTCGTCCGCCGCGTACAACCTCACGGGCATCGTGGCGCAAGCAGATGGGCGGGAGTACCAACTCATCAACAACGGGGCGTTTACGATCACCCTCAAACACAACGCCACCAGCACGGCGGCAAACCGTTTCTACTGCCCTGGCTCGGTAGACTACGCCCTCACGGTCAACAACACCGCGCTGCTGCGCTACGACGCGAACTCATCTCGCTGGCGGGTCAAGTAGCGGGTGTCCTAGCGCGCGATGATGTTGCTCTGTATCCCCACGATGAACCCGTAGGTCGTCCAGACGGTCAGGCCGCCGACGGTCAGGTACGCTGCGAGAGTGGCAAGCCGTTCCGCCAGGGAGGACGCGCCGCGAGTCAGCACGATGGTCCCGGCGACGAACAGCCCGAACACCGCGATCCCGAAGGCCTTGAACGCGAAGATAACCCACGGCGCGAGGTAGAACGCGCGGCAGACCCACGAGTAGTCCTGGCCGCGGACGGCGGGCGGGTTGGCGGCCCACGTCCAGCCGTCGAGGAAGCTGGCAACCGCCATCGCCACGAGCAAGATCACGAGCAAGCGCTTCATTGGTTCACCCTTTCTACCTGTAGCCTAGCACACCCTTGCACCTTGTCAAGCCAAGTTGCAACTTCTATCGGTCGGTGCTAGGATAGCGGCTCTACAGGAAAGGAGCCGACTATGGAGCCTAAGGAAGACGCCAAGGAACAGTTCGATGAGGAGCGGCGCTCGGCTATTACGAGCACTGACGTGGCCGCCATCCTCGGACTGTCGAAGTGGTCTACGCCGCTCTCCGTGTTCAAGGAGAAGGTGGGCGAGGGCAACCCCTGGAAGCCATCCCTTCCGGCCTGGCTGGGAAACCGGATGGAGGACATCGTTTCGGAGTTGTATACCCAGGCCAGTGGAAACCGCGTTCGGGCAGACAATCGGTTTCATCGCCACCCCCAGTATCCGTGGTTCGGATGCCATCTGGACCGGCGGGTAGTCGGCGATCCTGACCTGATTGTGGAACTCAAGACCCGCAATTCGCTCCAAGGATGGGGAGAGGATGGTTCGTCTGACGTTCCGCCGGACATCTTCTGTCAGGTGCAGAGTCAACTTCTCATCACGGACGCCCGCGAGGCCCACGTCGCCGTGCTGTTCAACTCACGCGCATTCCGCGTTTATCGTCTCACGCCCGACCTGGACTTCGCGGCCAAGCTGTACCCGACGCTGGAGGACTTCTGGTTCAACTACGTCCTGGCTGGCGTGCCGCCGCTCCCCTCGGGACGCGACGTAGACACGGACATCATCAACGCTATCGCTGGCGGTACGACGGGCGTGATGAAGTCCGCCACCCCAGAGATGGAAGAACTTGTCCATCGGCTCCGTCTGGTACGGCTGGAGGCGGCACAGGTCGAACTGGCAAAGACGGAGGCCGAGAATCGCATCAAGGCACTCATAGGCGATGACGCCGATGGACTCATGGGGGCGTTCGGGACTGTCTCGTGGAAACGCACGGCCGAGATTCATCGGGTTGATTGGAAAGCCATTGCCGACGATCTTCTTCCGACGTTGCCGGGCGAATTGGCCGACTCTCTTCGGAGTCAACACACGGTCGTCTCGCCCGGAGTGCGGCGCTTCGAGCCGAAGTTCAGGGAGGAATGATGGACAACGACATTGCGTTCCGGCGCCTCTTCGCGGAAGTTGTCGCTTCCGAGATGTCCATGATGTGGACTGAGTTTCTCGCCCACGGCGGCAAGCAACATACTCGTGCTGTCTGCCGCGCTAGTCGCAAGGCCGGTGCCCCGAAGAATTGTGCCATACACAATCCGAGTCGGCACCATATGCGCGATTGGCCGCTGATCCTCCGCTCATCCTCCCTTCTCGAACGCCAGTGTCCGCACGGTGTCGGCCATCCCGACCCCGACAGCGCCGGGTATTTGAATTGGCGAGACAAGACCGATACCTGGCTAATACACGGCTGCTGTCAAGACGGCTGCTGTGGACTGTACCCCAAACCGAAGGAGTAAGGAACCATGGCTAGACCAAACGCTGGCCCGCCGCCCGTTCAACCGTCCGCTCTCGCTAGGCGCGATGAGCGCAAGGACATCACCCGCTACAAGGTTGTAGCCGAAGCGTTTCAGCGCGAGGATCGGCGTGCCGATTTGCGAGCCATGCTCGGCTCGGACGAACTGGTAGATCGGTTCCTCTCGGTTGCGCTTCACGCCATCTCTACCGACAGCAACCTGCTGCTCAACGCCACCCCCGAGTCCATCATCCAGGCCATCCGGGACAGCGCCACCCTCGGTTTGGAGCCCACAGGTCTCACCGGCGAGGCATGGATACTCTGCTACAAGGGCGTGGCGAAGCTGATGCCAGGATGGCGCGGCTATCTGCGCCGGATAAGGAACAGTCCCAGCGTCCGCGACATCGATGTTCAGTTGGTCTACGAACTTGACACCTTTGACTACGGCTACAACCAGAACGGCGGTTGGTTCGACCATCATCCGGCCAAGCCCACCAGGGACCCCACCAATCCTGGCGAGTACCTCGACCCGCGTGGCGGCTATTGGGGCGTCTATGCCTACGCCGTCATGCCGAGCGGGTTCGTGGAACTGGAAGTGATGACTGAGTCAGACGTGAACTTTATCCGCGACCACTTCTCCGAATCGGTCAAGTCCGGCAAGGTTTCACCTTGGGACACGAGCTACGGCGAGATGGCCCGCAAGACCGTTCTCCGTCGGCTCGCCAAGCGTCTGCCACAGGAAGCCGTCGAGCAACTGCTCCGTCTGGACGCTGCTGCTGACGAAGCTTCCCACGAGACGGCCGAGGAGCAGGCCCGATTTAGGCCCACGGCAGCCCGACAGGCCGCTCTACGGGCTGTAGGCGTCGAAGTGGCGCAGGAACCCACCCCTGAGCCAGAGAGCGCCCCTGAGGCCGCCGTAGAGGGTAACGCTGACGAGGTTCCTGACGACATGATGCCTGGGAACCCCAAGGACCGTGCCGACTCGGACCTGACCGACCTACCAGAAGGCTGGCGGTAGTGTGCTAGACTAGCCGTCCGCTGCCGACGGGCGGCGTTGCGGTGAGCAGGGGCGGGAGCCAAGACTACCCCCAGACCATGGGGCGGCCCCGCCCTCCCCGCACTCTTTGGTAGTCGGGAGGAAGCCGTGTTTAGACCATGATGTCGGACGTAGGTTCCGACCGTCTCCCGCCCTCGGACGTTGACGCAGAGCGCGCCACGCTAGGAAGCATCCTGATCGACCAAGCGTCTGTGGCGGACGTAATGGACCTGCTGTCGGTGGACGACTTTTACGACCCCCGCCACCGGCTGATCTTCGCCGCGATGGTGGGGCTCTACGAGCGCGGCGTACCGCCAGACCTCGTTGTGGTCAGCGACGAGTTGAACAGTCACGCCGAGGAGGCTGGAGGGACCGCCTACCTGTCCGGGCTTGCGCTTGATGTGCCAACCTCCGTCCACGTCGTGCAGTACGCCCAGGTGGTTCAGCGAAAGGCCATGAGGCGCAGGCTCATTCAGGCGGCTGGCAAGATTGCCACCCTCGGGTGGGAAGATGGACCACACCTGATGGAGGACCTGGAGCAGGCCGCGTCCGAACTCCGCTCCGTGGCAGCCTCACAGGAGCGCTCGCCAGTCACCGCAGTCGGGCTCGGTTACACCATGTCGGTGAGCGGGTACTCATTCAGCGCGAATCGCGTAACTGAGTCGCGCGGCGAGATCTGGGTACACCTGTCAGTCGTCGGCATGCGCGGGAGTCTCCTGCGCCCAGTCCACGTCAACCTGTCCTCACCAACGGCCCGCAAGGGCCTGGCGACCACACTGGCGGCTCGTGCCAAGGGCGCCCGCATAGATTGGGCATCGGCAGTGGACGACTTCTGCGGCGGCGTCATCGAGGAACGAACCAAGGGCGACGAGATCCTCCGGGTAGGGAGAATGGAGGGCGAGTCCGAGTTGCAGTGGCTGGTTAAGCCGTTCATGCCCCTGAACGTGCCTACGATCCTTTACGGGCCCCAGAAGATCCGCAAGTCCACCATGGGCCAGATCATCGCCGTGGGCTGCCAGACAGGCATCCCCACCGTGCCGGGATGGGTGTTCCGCCAGTGCCATGTTGCTGCGCTCGATTGGGAGGCCGACAAGGATGAGTGGAACTGGCGCATCAAGCGCATCGCATCGGGCATGGGGATAGAGCCACCCGAGATCTTCTACCGTCTCTGCACCAGGACGTTGGTGGAGCAGGTGGAGGATCTGGCCATCCTGAAAGACCGGGAGGATATAGGGCTCTGGATCGTTGACTCGGCTAACCCCGCGATGCGCCAGACCGGCGACGGTGGCGACCCCAGTGGGGCGGCCATTGAGTTCTTCAACGCCATGCGTGCCGTCGGGGGGACCTGGCTCATCATCGACCACGTCAGCGGCATGAACATGGAGCACGGCCAATCGGGCCCGATCCACAAGCCCATCGGCTCAACTCTCAAGACGGCCCGCGCCCGGGCGGCATGGGAACTCAAGAGCGAGGTGAACCCGACTGGTGAGGTGGCGGAAATCCTGCTCCGCTGTGAGGCCATGAACGGCGGCCCGTCGCCCGCACCGATCAGCCTTCGGGTCCTCTACGATCCGACATCCATCACCGTCAAGCGCGGCGAGATCGAGGCCATCGAACTGATCAGGACGCTGCCTAAGCAGGATCAGATGCAACGGTTCCTATGGGCCGGAGCCCACACTGAGCACGAGATTGCCCTGGAGTTGGAGATACCCGAGAGCAGCGTTCGGGTGCTGCTGGCGCGCTTCCCCCAGCGGTTTGTCCGGCTCCCCGACAAGCGGATCGGCCTGGTAGCGGAGGCTCAGAATGAGTAGTAGAAAGGTAGAAGGATGAACGAAACCACCAATCAGCTTATCGTAGCGCCGCCCATTGTCACGGCCGCCGACTTGGCCACTTGGAGTGAATGCACACTGACGCTTCCAGACAATCTATCTTTCGAGGACTGGGCGGCTATTGGTGACTCTATTGCCCGGATGGAGCGCGGCGTGCAATGGTGGATCGGCGACTGGTGGCTGTACGGCGAGCATCGCTACGGCGAGAGGGCTGCCCAGGCACTGAGTTCGTCTCGGTGGTCGTTTCAGACTTTCATGCAGGCTGGCTGGGTAGCTGGAGCCATTGAAACCTCTCGCCCGGCGAGAGGTTCTCTCCTTCTCTCACCATGTCGAAGTGGCATCTCTGCCCCCTGAACAGCAGGACGAATGGCTTTCCTTGGCGCGGTGAATTGCGGTACGCAATTCGTTGCGGGTTAGGTTTTCGGTCTCGGCCAATTGCATCTCGAAGAGATCTTCGGGAGAGTCGAGTGAATGGTCCTGCTACACCCCGCTACACTTTGCTACAACAAAAGGGCCCTTGTAGCGGGACTTGTAGCGGGGTTTCGCTACAAACCGGCCCCGGCGCTACGCATGTTATTCATTGTGTAGTAGGTTTCACGCTACAACGATGTAGCGCGTGAACACCACCTACTAACACTCAAGGAGAGAATCATGGCTAACTGGTCTCCTGCTCGAAGGAAACGGCAGTCAGAGAGAGCATCGGCCAACTGGGCAAGGTACTGGACTCTAGAGCGACGAGCCGAAGTATCGGCACGGATGAGCGGAGCATGGAGAGAGCACAACCCAGAGAAGGC